ACAAGCATCAATCGTTGTCCGACTGGCGTGTATTCGTATGGTTGATCGTTGATAGTAATTGCCATTATTGTATTTTTTATATGTCGTTTAATCCGTCTAAACTTGCGCCGAAATCTTTTCCAAATGCAGCCACAACCTTCGCTTCATATTCGTCCCAAATGTTCTCCATTGCGTAGTCGAACGCGTGCCATCCTTTTATTCCGTCGCGTCCTATCTTGCGTGCAATTAAGAAAGCAACTTGTCTTTTTAGTTCTTCTGTTGACTTCTTAAATTTACCGCTTTCCTTGTCGCGTAACTTGATTGGTTTTAATCGCATCCAGTCAAGAATCGCGTCAACGGGCGGTTGCTTGCCTGGTCTTCTTCCATTCTCACGCGCTAAAAAATACTGCGACGCTTTGCCCTTTGCATAGACCGAAATGTTTATGCTTTGACCTTTGATTTGTAGTCTGTACTTCAAAGACTTTTCGAGCGTACCACTTGCAACTGCGTTCGTGAAGTTGCGCCCCACACGTCGCTTCATGCGATAGTCGGACTGCATCAATTCGACAAAGCGTTTAGCCATGTCGTTCACGACAGCGAAGAAGTTGGGTGCGCTCTGTTCGTTAGCCATTGTCTACTTCTGAATCTTCTTTTATCTTGTTAAAGAACTGAATTAGTGGTAAGCCAAATTTCACAGGCATTTCTTGAATGAAAGCGTCTAACTGCTTTAAGTGTTCCTCTGTTAAGTTCATGGTTAGAAAGATAAAATTGTAACTCCTATTGCCTTAGCCACGCATTCTGCGACATACTCGTTGTCTGTTCCCCACGCTGCGAATTCTTGTTCGGTCAAAGTGTAGTTACCATTGCTTAAAACCTTTGAAGGCACTTCCTCAGTAGCCTCAGATTTTAACTCGTAGTAAGTAGTGCAAGTAGTTGCATCTGTTTCAAAGTTGAGAATGAGAACTGTCATCTCTGTTGCTGTTCCTGCGTTAAGAGGGAATGTGATTGGTTGTATTTTAGCCATTGTTATAATTTTAGATTGAAGTTATTGTTTCCCAAGCTGAAGCACCACGAACGCAAAGTTTTCCCAAAGTTGTATCGTAAACAACAAGACCGCTCGCAGGCGAAGCAATAGCGTTTTTCTGCGTTGTGGTCATGCGAGGAGGAAGGAAGCCGCGAGTTGTAGATACAAGGTCTAAAACAGCCGAAGCGCCTGCATAAGCTACTGCGCCAATGCAAAAATTCCCTTGAATATACCCTGCATTTCCCGCTCCATCTTGAGATAATTGAGTAGTGTTCATAAATTTATTATAAACAGTACCATCATCTCTTACGTCAAACATTCTCGTTGAAGCACTATTTATAACACTTAATGAATATGTTGAACCTGTTGCGCCTGCTCCTTTAACCCTCGCCGTCCCATTCACATCGAGCTTGTACCCTGCGTCTGTTGTTGTGCCGATTAGGATATTACCACCCAAAGGATTCAACAAAATAGGAAATGAACTTCCATTACCCAAACGCGAGCGACCTTGTAACCATGATTGCCCTGTATTGTTTTGACCTAATGCTAAAACTCCGTTCGTTCCTGTATTACCTATTAATAAAGTTGTCGCAGAATCTGGAACAATTGATAATGGTGTTATAGCTGAATTACCCGATGTTCTAATATCAGTACAAACAAGTGGCAAAGCCGTACCAATACCCAACCTATTATTAGTTGCATCCCAAAAGAAGTTAGCGTTACTCTGCGCTATCGTTGTTCCATTGCTGAATAGAACGCTTCCGCTTGTTAATGAAGGTAGCGTGAACTTGCCGTTGAACGTAGTCCAATCTGTAGAACTCAAGGCACCTCTATTCGCTGCGCTTGCAGTAGGAACATTCAACGTTATTACAGGAGTGCTTGTTCCATTTGCAACGGTGCTGCTTAGGTCTGTTCCCGTAGTGCCTAACGTTAACGCTGCTACGCTTGTAACTGTTCCAACAGATAAGTTCCCCGCTCCAAGTAGCGAGTTAGAATTAACTGTCTTTATGTTAGTACCACTAACGAGTGTCGCTTGTTTAGTGCTGTCTAAATGTTCAAGCGCATCATCTGCATTCGTTCCTGTAACAGTTGAATCATTCTGTACTTGCGAAGTCTTTAACTTACTGTGCTGCCATTGAAAAGGCTGTGGTCCTAATGGAGTGCTAACGTATATCCAAGTATCGTCAACTGCAGGCGCACCACTTTGAAAGTCTACTCCGTGAACTCGGTGTACTGTTGGATTAGGATAAGTGCCTGTCAAGTCACCACCTGCTGCGCCATTTGGCGGGAGCGTTGTTGGAATCGTTGGCTTGTTGAGAATCTCAGCCACTCCACTCGTTGCGTTCCAGTCTGAATTGACTTGCGCGGGAACGTCGCCTATTGTAATGAAGCCACTGTCGTTTGTTAAGTCACTCGTTGCCGTTGGTATGGTCGGAAGGTTGTCAAGGTCGTTGTAATCATTCGAGAAACCAACCGCGCTGATGCTGCTGATGTCAGCCTTCAAAAGTATTTCTTCTTCGAGTGCGTCAATGGCTGCTTCGATGTCTATAATCGTTTGACAGTCGCCTATCGTTTCACACGTCAACCCGATATTATCAGTAGTCAAGTACCAACCACGTACCCCTGCTCCGTTAGTTCCGTAGTAGTAGTTCGGTGCTGGTGTTGCCTCATCATTTACAAGACTAACATTTCCATTCTCATCGCGTGTGATACTATCAATGAACGTTAAAATTGATCCTGTGCCACCTGTTGAACTTTCCCACATATCGTTCCACTCCGCAGGAATACTGCATGCGTCCCAATAATACGGAACGAGAAGGTCAAGACTAATCGTCCAACCGGTTAATGTGTGGTGAAATTCTTCTAAGAATGGTTCGAGCGTGACATTTTGTACTGTGATTAAGTCACCAAATAGAACGCGGTGGTTTGTAATCTCAGCAACCAAGTCTTCAGCGATCCGTTGAAGGTCGGAAAGAACTTCGCGTTGGTATTCGGGTTTATCTTCTTTGTCGCGAGGAAGGTCGGCAAGGACAATCTGAAAACTAAACGTCTTCATTCCTTTCGCGTAGCTAACGTTCGACGGCACGACGTGCATGAATGGATATTCGCCAAACTTTTCTAAGTCAGATACTTCAATCTGTCCGTGTGAGAATCTTTTGAGAATAAAGTGTCCAGACGCGAATGCGTGGAATCTATCTATGAGCGCGTTGTAGCTTTGAACGTTCGACATAATTGTAATCTATTAAGTAAGTCATAAATGTAAATATCTCCCACGCTGATTTTTCCGTAATTGCGTCCAACTTTGTTATGTCGCGCCCGCAGGCTTCCATAAAAAGGTGATACCAACCGTAGCGTCCTAAGACTTGGTTGAGTCCTTCTCTGTCTTCAATTGCTCCGTCAGTTCCTCCGTCAACTTCTTGACTTCCTTCTCCAAATAGTCGAGCGAAGTGTTGCTTAGTTCGTTGAGCAAAGTCGAAAAAAAAAGCATCGCACCATTGAATTGTTCAAGTGTCATCTGCTCAACGTAGCCTTCAACGAGTTCGCGGTTTGCTTTGCTATGTGGTACGATTGTGTACTTTTTTCCAACGCGCTTGTCGATTGGTCTGTAAAGCGTTCCCATTATCTTGACCATGTTCGTTGACACGTCCGCTGCCCAGGTGCTTATGTCCGCATACTCGCCCATTGAGATAGAATACAGGTCAGGAATGAAACCGAAGTCTTTGTCTTTGATTGTTATTGTTTCAAAGAACTTTGCTGATTCGTTTGCGAGTGTGTCCTCGAACGCCGCGAGTAAAGTCGGCAAGTGTTGGAAGGGAATCTGTTCCGCCTGTTCCTTCAGTAGGTTACTGATTGAAACCAACTTGTCGATGTCGTTCTTCGCGCTGTGATAGTCAACGTATTGCTTGACGCTAATCGAAGAATAGTCAGCAGGTATGCTTACTTTTATGCTCATTTCTTTTGTTGTTTAATATCTACAATATCAATTCTTTTGTTGAAAATACACCCGACTTTAGCTTGGTGTGTTGTGTTAGCGGTTGCTGTTACTACCTAACACAGCTACTTGCAATAATGTCGCGACCATTTGCAAGGCACTCTACTTTATTCAAGAGGTAGGTACAATTCTACGATCCACAATAAAGACACCCTTCGTCGTCGTCGTCAATGCTGTTAGCTTCTTCGTTTACTCTGATTGCTTCCATGTGTACTTGTTCTTTGCTCCACTCTGGATGGAACATCGCAATCTGTGACCGCAAGAAGTTTAATTTGTTTTCGCTCATTTGTTTGTTTTTTATGTCACAGTTTTTCAAATAATTGTGACAAACATTTGCCACTAATTGTCTTATTCTGTCTTTTGTTTGTCGCAAGTATTGTTAACTTTTGCGACCGAAATACTTGACATTTTCTTCGCTTTCTTCAAAATAGCGTTCCACTCCCATTTGTCTTTTGGTGTGTTCCATAGTTCTTCGAACATCCAGTCTATTGCTCCTTCGCTTCCCCGTTCCATTCCATTGCTCCTAATAGTCGAACGTATTCGTCACACTTGCCGTCCTTCATTGGTGTTTCGCTAAAGTAGCTTTGCAGGTATGGGTTCGCCTTTGCGAGATACCGATAGCAGGTGTTTGTTTGGTTGCAGTTAATACCTTTGCACATTGTTATATCCGCCATATTTAAATGATTAATTGTTCAACGTCTATTTGATGTTCTTTCAGCAGCTCGCGAATGTATTCGAATACTTCTTCGATGCCTTCCTGATATGCGCCTTCTTGCCTGTCGTTGTACTTCGTGAATTTGCGATAACCGTTCATGTCAAGTTCCCACAACGCCATTGCCATATCTTTCGCCTTCATCATACGCTCGAACTCAATACGATCGTCCCTGTCGTCAAGGTCAAATGTTAAATTTGCTTTACTCATTCGGTGTTTTGTCGAATTGACGTTTATAATTTGTCATTTATTATTATCTGAATAGGAGCATCGTTCACACCTGCTAATTCAGTTCGCTCAACATACCCTCGTTTCTTTCCTCGCGTCTTCAAATAGAAAATTGTTGCGCTTGTGTTGGGTGCATCTTGAATGCGGATTACTTCACCGTCTGGTGTTGACACCTCGCGGTGCGCTCCTTTAATCAATTCAAACAACTGACTTTCTGCGAAGTCAACAGCAAGGTCGGTCAACGATTCAACCTGCACGCGATACGCTTCGTCCTCATTTATCCAACGGTAGTGTGTGCGTCTATCTATTCCAACAACTTCACACGCTGACGTTACCACACCCAAAGTACTTTCCAATGCTTTTAGCATAGCGTTCTTTTTTAGTGTAGCGTTTTGCGACTTTTCTTTCTTTTCTTCACTCATAATGCTATTGTTA